GAAACCAACGCACATAAATACAGGAAATCATGTCATAGGTCAAGCCTATAATAAAGGTAACTATCAAGTATTAAGTTCAAGTGAAGTAAAGGACGATATGACAGGAAAGCGTAGATGAGAAAAGAAACCCAAGAAAGCCCCGATTTTTGGACGAGATCTGTGACATGGTATTATGGAATACTTCTTACAGTAATCGTCTTTTGTACAATAGTAGATCATATCTTATAGCGTTCGATACCGAAAGGTACTGGTACTTATATTTTATATAAGTGAGTTCACTCTCTGAGGAGCAATAGACCAGAAGTAGCGTATTTGATTACCCAGACTCCTTATAAATAACTTTGTAAGGAGTCTATTTATATGCCAGCACCAATACATTTTATGGGACTAGACGGATTCGTCTGGTTCGTTGGAGTCGTTGAGGATCGTGTAAACGATCCATCTAAATTAGGTCGTGTTCGTGTACGTTGTCTAGGACATCATACTGAAGACCGAAAACTATTACCTACAGATGCGTTACCTTGGGCTCATGTCATGCACCCTGTTACCGATCCTTCTATGCAAGGTATGGGAAACACTCCTTCTTTTCTTGTTGAGGGAAGCTGGGTTGTAGGTTTCTTTATGGACGCTGACATGAAGCAACAACCTGTCATCATGGGTTCTTTGCCTGGCGTACCAAATAGAGAAGGCACGCCCGAAGTTGGATTTAATGATCCTAATCGTAGAAGTGAAGATGAAAATAGTTTTGATTATTACCATAGTGTTTATCCACAAAGTAGTGCAGGGGCAGACACATCAACTGCTAAATCTGGCCACGACTTAGATGAAAGTGACACAAATCGTCTTGCAAGAAATGACAAAGCATCAATTACTAATGTTGAAAATCTTGATGAGGGGACTCCGATAAACCAACATACAATGCTTACTGACAAAGCAACAGATCAAGCAAACTATGTTTATATTCCAGTAGCTGGTGGTTCTCCTTTTGCACAGCCTACTTCTGCGTATGAAGCAGAGTATCCTAAGAACCATGTTTATGAATCAGAGAGTGGGCATATTCGTGAATATGATGACACAAGTAAAAAAGAAAGAATACACGAATATCACAGAACAGGCACATTCTACGAAATAGACGGTGGCGGAAATAGAACTATAAAAATTGTAGGTGATGGATATCACATTGTAGCTGGTTCTGATTATGCATATGTTGGTGGTACTGTAAATCTTACGGTTGAGTCAAACTGTAATACCTATGTTAAAGGTGACTATAACTTACAGGTTGATGGAGACATGGAAGTTTATGTCAAAGGCAATAAGAAAGAAACTATTTTATGTGAAGGTCTTACTACTGGCTCAGTTACACAAATTATTAAAAATGGAACTAAGACAGTTTCTGTAGATGGTGCAGTTTCAGAAATATATGGTAGCACTCTTACAACTTCTGTCAAAGATAAAGTAACTCAAACTTTCGTACAAGGATTACAAACAAATATAACTGGTGCGTATGATTTAGATGTTGGAACAAATCCAAACGATAATACTATTATTGGTAGTATTGCTATTAACACACCAACCTTTGATATTGACTCTATAACATCTATAGCAATGGATAGTGCTAATATTAATCTCAATCAAGGTACAAAAGGTGCTGCTCGTGTTGATGACCCAGCAGACACTGGTGATGCTGGTACTGGTGGCCACTTTGATGTTAACTCTGCTGGTACAGATAAAATAGAGTCTGGTTCTACGACAGTGTTTATTGGTACTACTGCTCCAACGATTACTGAACCAACTCTTTTAGAAGCAACAGACAATTTAACTATAGATGAAGATCCAGTAGCAACTGTAAAAAATGCGTATGGATTTTCTAATCTTGATATTGATAAGACTTACGCAGATGCAATTTTAGAAGGTAGAGATACAGAGACAGCAGCTGGAGTTGACCCAGACATCAATGAAGGTATAGAATACGGAGATGGATATGGCGGTGGAAAATCACCAACTACTGCTCAAGTTGGTGTAATAAAAACTGAGGCTGCAGAAAACCCAGATTTGACTGAGACACAATTAGCTAAAAATTATAGTGGTCAATCTGATTTCAAACCATATACATCAATTAATGGGTATAACACAGAAGATAGATTAACTTTCTTATCTCATACTGACACACGGATTAGTCCAGTTCTAGGTCAAGCTCTTGAAGACCTTGCAAAGGCATATGGTGCTACATTAACAATCACAAGTGCATATCGTTCTCCATCATATAATGCACAAGTCGGTGGTGCAAAGAAAAGTAAACACCAAGAAGGCCTTGCGTGTGATGTCTTAATGAACAATACAACAAAGGCCCAAAGATTAGACTTTATTCAAAAAGCATCTGAAGCAGGAATACAAGGTATTGGAACTTATTTCCCATCTACCTCTGGCGCAAATTTTGTACACTTGGATATTGGTGGAGTTCGTCAATGGGGCCCAACAGGAAGTAGAAGATCACAATATGGTTGGGCAAAATCAACATTTAAGAGTTTAGGATATGCACTTTAATTAAATTAATTCTTATAAATAATAAAAAGGGATAGGAGTCCGTATGATATGGCGATATATGACGCACAACTGAATAATGATTCAGAACGAAATACTAGACAATATACGGATTTAGATTTGTTTTTTGGTAAGCGTTCATCTGACAATGATGTCGGTATAGTTACTGACATTCAAGCTGTCAAACGATCAATACGAAATCTTGTACAACTCAATCATTATGAAAAACCTTTTCACCCAGAAATAGCATCTGGAATTAGAGAAATGTTGTTTGAATTAATGACACCAATTACATCAATGATGATTGCAAGAAAAATAGAAGATGTAATTAATAACTATGAACCAAGAGCAGTATTACAATCCGTTACACCTATTCCAGATTATGATCGTAATGCATATGAAGTTAAAATAGAATTTTATGTTGTGAATACACCAACAGAACTGGTTGATATGTCAGTACTATTAGAGAGATTACGATAATGGCCGTTAATAATAAAAGACTCAGAGTTACTGAACTTGACTTTGATGATATTAAAATAAATTTAAAAACATACCTCAAAGCACAAACACAATTTAAAGATTATGATTTTGAAGGTTCTGGAATGAATATACTTCTTGACACACTTGCGTACAATACTCACTATCTTGCTTACAACGCAAACATGGTTGCAAATGAAATGTTCTTAGATAGTGCATCTCTTAGGTCAAGTGTAGCATCTCATGCTAAAGCTTTAGGATATCAAATTACATCTGCAAGAGCTCCAGTAGCAACAATTAATATTAGTTTGTCTACTACAGATGCATCAAAAACAATGCCCGCAGGCACAGCATTTACTACAACAGTAGATGATGTTACTTATCAATTTGTAACTATTGCAGCTGTTACATCTTCAAATACAGGTAATGCTGTTCCATTTGATAATACAAAAATTTATGAAGGAACATACACAACTACAAAATATATTGTAGATACTTCTGATGTAAATCAGAGATTTATATTAACTGATGCGAGATCAGACACTTCTACACTTACTGTTAAAGTTCAAAATTCAGTTTCCGATACTACCACAACAACTTATACATTGGCTACTGACATAACTCAATTAAATACAGAAAGTAAAGTTTACTTTTTACAAGAAGTTGAAGCTGGTAGATTTGAAGTATATTTTGGAGATGGTGTTATAAGTCAATCATTATCAGATGGTAATATTGTTTCTTTGCAATATGTTATAACAAACAAAACAATGGCAAATGGCTCATTTGCATTTTCTTCGCCTTCAGCTATTGATAATACAACTAGTATTACAGTAACTACAATTTCTGCAGCTGCTGGTGGTGCAGAACCAGAAGGTATGTCTTCTATTAAACTAAAAGCTCCTCTAGATTATGCATCTCAAGGTAGAGCAGTTTCCACAAAAGACTACGAAGTATATGTTAAAAAATTATTTGCAAATACACAAGCAGTTTCTGTTTGGGGCGGAGAAGATGGAAGTTATGATTCAAGTACTGGAGTAAGTTCAACTCCAGAATACGGTAAAGTGTTTATTTCAATTAAGTCTACTACTGGCCAATCATTAACTACTGTACAAAAAACAAATTTAGTAGCCGCACTAGCACCATATAAAGTTTCATCTGTTACTCCTGTTATCGTTGATGCAGAAACTACTTTTCTTATTTTAGGGATTACTTTTCAATATGATTCCTCATCAACAACTTTAACCGCAACAGATTTGTCATCTAAAGTAAACACAACTATTACTGATTATAATACTAATAATTTACAATCGTTTAATAAACCATTTAGACATTCTGAATTATTAGGACTAATTGATAACTCAGATAGTTCAATAATGAATAACACAACTACAGTTACAATGGCACAATATTATACACCAACACTTGGAACATCTGCTTCTAAAATTTTTAATTTTGCAAATCCTTTTTATTATCCACACTCTGGTCATAATGAAGCTGCTGGTGGAATTGTTGCTTCCACAGGATTTTACTTGGATGATGGAACAACAGAATATTTTATTGATGACGATGGTGTTGGTAATCTTAGAATTTATAGTTTGTCAGGCCTAACAAGAATTTATTTAAACAGTTTAGCTGGTACGGTAGATTATACAAATGGAACAATTACTCTTGGTTCTGTTAATATAACAGGAATTTCTCCTGTAGACGGAACGCTATCTACTAGAATCCGTGTAACTGTTATACCAAGTTCGTATGATGTAGTTCCTGTAAGAAATCAAATAATAGAATTAGATTTAGTTAATACAAGTATTAGTGGTTCTGTTGATGCCGCATCAACTACAGGATTAGGATATACAACAACTCAAACTGGTTCAACTTCTACTACTACAGTTTCAACAACATCATCTACACCTAGTTCATCGGCTTATTGATAAATGTCAGAAAAAATAACAAAATTTACAAATAAAGTTTCTCCTCTTATTGAGGGGCAAGTACCTGATTTTGTACAATCAGATCATCCAATATTTGTTGATTTTGTAAAAGACTATTTCAAATTTTTAGAAGCTGGTAGACTCACTCTCACTAATGTAATGAATTATGTTTCGCAAGAAACTAACACAGTTAACTATATTTTAAATGAAGACGGTGATAGAATTGTAACTGAAATTGGTGAAGGTACTACTGGTCTATTTGTTGTAGGAGAAATTGTAACTGGCGGAACTTCTAAAGCAACTGCAACAGTCCTTGTTGATGATTCTAGAAATGCATACTTATATGTTAGTGGACAACAAAGATTTGAAACTGGAGAAACCATTACTGGTGGTACGTCTAATTCTACTGGTACAATTGATGAGTATCGTGGAAACCCAATTCAAAACATTCAACAGATGTTGGAATATGCAAATGTAGATAATACATTATATGATTTCTTAGATCAAATGAGAGATCAGTTTATGGTTTCTATACCAGACAATCTGGTATCAAGTCTTGATAAACGTAGACTTATAAAAAATATTAAAGACCTCTATGCAGCTAAAGGTACATCTGAAGGTCATAAACTTTTCATGCGTATGTTACTTGGTGAAAATGCTGAAGTATTTTATCCAACTGAACATATGTTACGACCTTCTGCTGGTAAGTGGGAAAATAAAACAATCATAAGAGTTGTAGCTAATTCTGGTGTTGAAGGTGAAGAAGTTGTTAATCAACTACTTACAGGAGGTACTTCTGGTGCAACAGCAATTGTTGTAAGTTCAGTTGTTTCTCAACAAACAAGTACTGTTGGTAGTGAAACTTTTAATGATGCTGTTACTGAACTTGAAATTGCAAATATAGACGGCACATTTACAGATGGTGAAACTCTTACTGCACTTTCCACAACAAGAGATGTTAATGTTAACTTTACTCTTTTTGGAATTGTTGCTTCAGCTTCAGTTGTAAATGATGGTATTCTTTATAGTAATAACGAAGAACTTGAAATGGAAGCAATTGGTAATAACTTTGCTGAAATACTTGTTGATGGAATTAAAACTGGTAGTGTTAGTGAAGTAATTGTTGATGATGTTGGTTCGGGATATGAAGCTGGTGATGTTCTTACATTTACTGCAGCCTCAGCTGATACAGATGTAGAAACATCAACTGGTTTTGTAAGTGTTATTGGTGGAGGTATTCAGTTAGAAAGTGGAACGCTAGATGACTCCACTATTACAGATGATATTCTTATACTAGAAGATGATGGACAAACAAGTTTAGTTTCTTTTGACTTTCAATTAGAAACTACTTTAACTGATTATTTTCAAGGGGACGCAGATACCACAGCCTTTACTCTTGTAAATACAAATGCAGACAATGACACTCTTACTGTTTATGTAGACAATGTACTTACACCAGCAGTTAATGTATTAACGAATGGAAATATTTGGTCTGCCTCGGGAACAACACTTACTTTTGTAGAAGCTCCAAGTAAAAATGCATATATTGTTGTACAGGCTGGTATTGATCATATACTTTTAGATAGAACAGATATAGTAGGTGGTGTTACTGGTTCTGGAACTACAGCTGTCGGCGGTTCTGATTCTGGTTACAGAATAAAGAGTGATACTGTTACAGAAGAATTAGATACATATACTACTGATTCAGATCAAATTGTTTTAGAGTATGATACTCTTACAACCTCACAGGCATCTTCAATAAGAAAAGTTTATATGTCTCGTATTGGTTCTGGTTATTCTACTCTACCAACTGTTGGTGTTACAACCACTGGCGGTTCTTCTGCAAAACTTTTAGCAACAACTACAGATATTGGTGCCGTAAATAATCTTAAAGTAAACAATACTGGATTTAGATACAAGAGTGCAAATCCACCAGACGCAACTATGCGAGCTCACTTTATTGTTAAAGATGTATCAGGAACATTTGCTGCTGCAAATACTTTAACCACACATACTGGTACTGTTAAGTCTTGGGACGCTACAAAGAATGTTCTTGAAACAACTTTTGAGGATGTAATTAGGCTTACACAAGAACAAGATGGCACTTTCAATGAGGGTATTCAACTTGAAAGTGGCACAGAAATACTTGACCCTCAAGGTGTTCTTTTAGAAGACGAACAAGACTTTGATGTTGATGGAGATAGCATTATATTAGATGCTTCTGGTACTTTTACTCCTTCACCCAAAACAGATAATTTTATAGTTAGAAAAGTTTCAAATGATGCTGGTACTCAAAATTATTTTTCATTAAATGGTGGTCAAAATCCAATCTTAACTTTGTATGAGGGTAATACATACTTCTTTGATTTATCTCATAGTTCTTTGTACAATGATGCTACAACAGCAAATCATCAATTAAAATTTTCTGAAACTTCTGGTGGCACTCATGGCGGTGGAACTGCATATACTACTGGGGTTACAACATCTGCAGCCTCAATTGCAATTGGTACATCTGGAGCATATATTCAGATTGTAGTACCAAGTGGTTCACCTACTCTTTATTATTATTGTGTAAATCATTCTGGTATGGGAAACATCGCATACACTCCTTCATACCCAACAACAATTTTAGATGTTGGAAGTAATCTAGTTTTAAATGGAACTGATAGATTTGATTTTAATTTTTTATTAGAAGACGCAAGTCAAGATGCAACTGGGTTTACAGATAAATTACAATTAGAAGATAATGACTCTGGTGGAGCCAAAAGTTTCTTAATAGATGAAGAGGCACTACCAGATGAACTAGCTCAAAATATTGCTAATTTAAATTCTGAAGGAAAAATTCTACTTGATAGATTCCGTGAGAATGAAAGCGTTGGTTCAGAATTTATTATATTAGATGGAACAGATGCATCAGGTTCAGATGCTGGTTCACGACTTGCAAACGAAGATTTTGGTAACACTCTTATTCTAGACGGTACAGATGCATCAAGTTCAGATGCAAGAGATGGTTTCTTATTAGATGATGAAACTGGTGCTGGTAATGTTGTTCTAAATGGTTCTGATAGTGATTCGGCTGATGCTGGAGATGATATTATAAACGAAAGTGGAATTGACTTCAGTAATCGCAATGTCACTATAACAGATTCTGGTGGAGCATCTGCAACAATTGTTACATCAAATATTGGTACTGTATCAACTAATGTGGGCACAGCATCAACTGATGTCGGTAAGTATCGTGGTATTAATAATATCATTGGTGAAGATTTAATTCGTATTCAAGACTCGTATTATTATCAAGACTATTCTTATGAAATACAAATTGGTCAATCACTATCTACATATATTGATGATCTCAAGAAAGCAGTTCACCCAGCTGGTTTCCAACCTTTTGGTAAGGTTACTATTGCAACACTTGTTTCTGCCGCAGTTACAAATACTGCAGCTGGAGTATCTGGTTACGAAGGTGATACAAAAACATTCTCACCAATACTTGGTTCTGTTCTTGAAACAATCTTTAGTCAAGTTCTAAAAAGTAGATTACAAGTTCCATCAACGACAACCCATGATGGTCAAGTTCCATTAGGAAGTCGTGATGATAGAATTGTTCAAGAGAATGGCGTTCTGCCTGGCGAAAATCTTGTTCTTGATGCAAGTGCTGCATCAACAGATGTTGGGGATAATATACTATTAGAAGATGGTGATGGAGTAGACTTAGAAATTGGTTTGACAACTCATGGCGACTCTTTCTTATATGAAGAAAGTGGAACAACTGCAACTGATGATGAAACTAGAGCCACAGGTGATGGTGGTGGTCGAATTATGTCAGAGACTTCTCATGCACCTTCTGGTAATTCAGACAGATCACTTGTGACTGAAAAAGTTGTAAAAATTGATTCTAAACCAGACGCACTTAACCCTAGAAATATTCTTCTTTATCTTGCAGAGACTCCTTTTGGAACAACCAATGGAACTTGTGGTATAACTCTAGAAAGTGGTTCTGGTAATTTAACTGATAGCTTAGTATTAGATGGAACACTACCATTCGATGAAGGTAATGCGTTCCTTGAACTAGAACGAGATTCAGAAATTGATAATATTATATTAGACGGTACTGATGCATTAGGAAGTAATGCTGGTGAAGGACTTATACTTGAGACAGGTTTCTTCTTAAAGATAGAAGACCCATCTCTTGGAAAAGCAGGGGAAACATTTAATATCTTAGCTGAAGATTTCTTTGGAGATCAAGCTAAAATGCAACTTGAAGCAGACCTATGGTCATTCCCAATAGGTTATGTGGTAAATGAAAATGATAGATTCTTGTTTGATTCAAATCATAATGATGAAACTATTCCATTGTCAGATATATCAAGTTTCTCATTTGAAGATATTCGTAGGAGAGAAAGAATTTCTCTTAGTGGTTCTAATGACATTGAAACTCATTGGGGTGGAACTACAGATGAAGATGATATCGTATTAGAAAATTTTGGTCAACTACTTCTTGATCAAACTGATTCAAGTGGAACAGATGCTGGATTTAAAGTAGCTCAAGAAACAACAAAAAGAAATTATTTCACATTAGAACTTTCTGGTAATTTAATTGTGGAAGATATTTCTACTACTTCTCATTCATCAAAAATGATAATTGAGGGAACTACTAATGATAATATAATATTTGAAGATCCACTTCAAACTATTATTTCTCCAAATATTCAATTAGAACTTGATATTGAAGAAGGTGAAATTATTTTAAATGGTACAGATAGCTTAGGCAGTAATGCTGGAGATAATATTATACTAGAAGATTTCCATAGAGTTGAACCAAATGATGCAGTCGTATTTGAAGACCATAGTGTAATTGCTTCAGAGGGTCACATTCCTGTAGCTAACTATACACTAAATAGTACTAATGTAATTACAAAAGGTCATGTGCGGTCTTCAGAAATAAGTGTGAGAGATACTGGAGACATAGCATTAGAAGACGCAACAGATGATACTCATGGGTATCTAGTCATAAACAGCACTAGTGGTTCTTCCACAAATGCTGGAGAAAATATAGATTTAGAGGGTGCAACTGGTATAACTTACTAATACTATTTGTATAAATAAAAGTAAAGGTGTAACAACAATGTCGGCAATTATTACAGAGAAATTTAGACAACATAATGCTAATCAGTTTTATGAGTCTTTTACCGAAGCTTCAGCTTCAACGTATTACTTATTCTTAGGTAAATCTACAGCATTTACCTCTTCAACAACAGGGGGTAGTGACAATTCACCACCCACTCCAGCAGACAGTCCAAAGGACGAATACTTTGCTTGGGACTCGATGTTAGGTGCAAAAATTATTTCATCTGATGATGTTGTATATGCTATTCCTCGTAGAAACTGGGCAAATAGTACAGTTTATGATATGTATCGACATGATTACTCTGCCTCAAATACCTCTACTTCTGGGTCTTCAAACCTTTATGACTCAACATTTTACTTTTTGACTTCAGATTATAGAGTATATAAAGTTCTAGATAATAATGATGGTGCAGCTTATTCTGGTTCAGAACCGACATCTGAATCAAATGATCCATTTGCAATTGGTGGTTACGTTATAAAGTATATGTACACAATTTCAACTTCTAATTTTGCAAAATATGGTACTACTGACTTTATTCCTGTAACAACAGACAGTACAGTTTCTGCAGCTGCAACAGCTGGTAAAATAGAATCTTTAGTCGTAACAGGTGGTTCTGGATATACAGATGGAACATACTATGCAGCAGTATATGGAGATGGTACAAGTCAAGGTACATCTTCTGGTGCAATTGTAAGAATTACAATAACATCTGGTTCAATCGTTTCTTTTGGACTAACTGCTGGAACAGATACAACTATTCATGCTGGTGGTGCTGCATATACATTTGGTTATGTAAATCTTGGATCGGGATATACATTCTCTGACACTAGTTTGTCATCTGCATCTTCTATTGGTAGTGGTACTGGTGGAGCAATTACACCAATTATATCTCCTCACGATGGCCATGGTAACAGTGCAATAACAGAACTTGGTGGGCATTATGTTATGTCTGCTATAACTCTTACTCAAGCAGAAGGAGATGATTTCTCAACTGCAAATGATTTCAGATCAGTAGGTTTAGTTGTTGACCCAACTAATTTTGGAACTTCAACTGTTGCAACTGCAACAACACGAAGACAAACTTATGTGGTTAAAGTTGGTTCTGTAAGTGGTACATTTGAACAAGATGAAGTAATTACTCAAGCAACAACTGGAGCAGTAGGTAAAGTTGTTGAATATGACAGTACATTATCTTTACTTTATTATCAACAAGAAAATTATAAAGGATTTGGTACAGATTCCACTACTGGTGGATATGTTGCTTTTAGTACAACTGCAACTATTACTGGTGGAACATCTGGAGCAACTGGAACACCATCCTCTACTACAGAAACAGTAACACTTGCAAATAGCAATACACTTACGCTTACATCTGGATATGCTAATCCAGAATTAGCAGCAGATAGTGGTGATATAATTTATCTAGAAAACAGGAAACCTATTCAACGTGCTTCTGATCAGACAGAAGACATCAAAATTATAATTGAGTTTTAAACATGGCGCAACTTACAAACCTAAACGTATCACCATATTATGATGATTTTAATTCGGATGACAATTTTCATAAAGTTTTATTTCGTCCTGGCTTTGCAATTCAAGCTAGAGAGTTAACAACTTTACAGTCTATACTTCAAAATCAAATTGAAAAACATGGCGAACATATTTTTAAGGAAGGTACAGTTGTAATTCCTGGCCAAGTATCTTATTCTGATGCTTATTATTCTGTTGCTCTTGCAGATAGTTTTGGTGGGGAATCAATAAATCCTGCTCAATTTTTTAATGCAACAACTCCAGTAATCATTACAGGTGCTACCTCTGGTGTAAAGGCACAAGTTATAAACTATGCAGAAGGAACTGCAACCACACAACCATATTTGTATGTACAATATATTCAAACAGGCGATGACTTAGCAACAACTGTTTTTGCAGATAGTGAGAATATAACTGCTGATGTTTCTATTACACATACTACAACATATACAGCTGGAACAGCATCTATAACAACATTTTCTTCAAATGCATCTAATAGAGGCTCTGCTGTTACTGTTGAAGAAGGTGTATATTTTGTTCGGGGTAATTTTGTCAAGTGTGCTAAACAAACAGTAATTTTGAGTAACACTTCTACAAATGTTACTGCAAGAGTTGGTTTTCTTATTACGGAATCCTTAATAACACCCGAAGTAGATATAACACTTACTGACAATGCAACTGGTTCTAGTAACTATGCTGCAAAAGGTGCTCATAGATTAAAAATTCTTTTAACTCTTTCACAATTAACTGTTGACTCTGTTTCAGATCAATCTTTTATTGAATTGGTACGAACAAACTCAGGTAGAGTAACACAACTTGCAAGAGGCACAGATTATTCTGTTTTGGGAGATGCTCTTGCTCAAAGAACATTTGATGAGTCTGGTGATTATACTGTAAGACCTTTTCAATTTGAAGTAAAAGAATCTATAGACAATGATTATCTTGGACAAACAAATAAAGGTGTATACGCATCAACATCTACAACTGATGATGGTGCCGCAGCATCTGAATCCTTATTAACTTTGAGAGTTTCGCCAGGCAAAGCATATGTTAAGGGTTATGAAGTTGAAAAGATTTCTAATACAAGATTAGATATCAATAAGGCAAGATCGTTTAATACAGTAAATGCTGGTATTACTACATTTGAGGTAGGTAATTTTTTAAACATAACAAATGTATATGGTACACCAGACATTGGAAACATTACTGGTGAAACAACTCCATATAAAGAAATAGGTTTATTTACAGACTTTACTGCAACAAGAGGTAGTTCCTCTGGATATCAAATTGGTGTTGCAAGAGCCAGAAGTATGGAATATAAATCTGGTACTGTAGGAAACACTGATGCAATTTTTAAACTGTTTCTTTTTGATGTACGGATGTTCACGTTCCTTACACTGAGTGGTATTGCTAGTCAGGCAATTCATGCAAACTTTACAAGTGGAGTAAAAATAACTGGTCTTACTTCTGGTGCAACTGGGTTTACACATTCAGTAACAGCAGACACTGAGTATAATACTAGAATTACTCTAACAAATGTTGTTGGTTCTTTTACTGCTGGAGAAAAACTTTCAGCATCTGACTCATCAGACACAGAAATTGAAAATTCAGCAAATACAGATTTAACAGTTGCAGCATCAACTAACCCAACTCGTAATGCTATTGTTACCCATGAGATGAGAGAAGTTCGATCATTGTTTATGGACGACAATGATTCTGGTGAAGATTTTACAGCTGATTGTATTCTTGCATTAGTAGATGAAGAAGGTAATATGCTTCTTGATGGTACTGATGCTAACTCTATTGATGAAAATAACAACATTATTGAACCTGACGGTTCAACTAAAGTAATTCTTGAAGCACAAAGAGAAACAAGATTAATTGACTCAGAAAAAAATATTGCTGTGTTTAGATTGCCAAGACGACCAGTAAAAACTTTATTGACAGATACCAATAATGGTGCAAGTGATACTCAATTTACAGTTCGTAGACAGTTTATTGGCACAACAAATACTTCTGGTGCGGTATCATTTACTGCTCGTAGTAATGAAACTTTTGCAGCCTTTTCTAGTGGTGATTATACTATGTCAGTTCTTACTGCTGGTGGTGGAACTGCAACTCAAGGTCAAATTATACTACTAACTGATGGTAAAATTGTTGGTGAGGGAACTGGAAGTATTACTATAACAGATTCTACACTTTTAGGTTCTGGTGCAAAAGTTAAATTGCTTGCAACACTTACAAGAACAAGTGTACAAATCAAAACTAAAACAACTGTTCTTTCTAAACAACTTAAAGTTTTATCAGCAGATGCAGATGGAGCATATGGTATAAGGGCAACTGATAGAGATATTTCTCTTGGTCGTGCAGATGTATATAAAATACAATCTGTGTTTGACTCAAGAGATACTTCTGCTGATGCATCTGCACCAGAGCTAACTCTTACAAGTGTTTCTGGAACTTTTGTTAGAGGCGAAAAAATTACAGGATCATCTAGTGGTGCTATAGGAAGAACTATTGACACTTCTACTCCAATGTCATATACATTGAGAGATGGTATTACTGCACAAGATTTTACAACTGCTGATACTATTACTGGAGAATCTTCTGGTGCAACTGCAACAGTATCTGCGGTGACAGAAGGAAGTGCTAATATTACTTCACGTTTTCTTCTTGACACAGGAATGAGAGATAACTATTATGACATCGCAAGAATTGTTAGAAAACAAGGAGAGCCTGCTCCTTTAGGTAGGCTACTTGTAGTTTATGATTATTTATCACATGGTGCTGGAGATGCATTTACTGTAGATTCATATTCTGCTGTCAATGGTCAAATGGAATATGATAATATTCCAACATACTCTGGTACAAGAGTTGACCCTGATTCACAAGAACCTACTGGTATATTTGAGTTAAGAAATTGTTTTGATTTTAGACCAACAGCCGAAGATATTACAGGAGCATCTTCAAATACTTCAACGCTTGATCAAATAACTGCAAACTCATTTAACTTTGAGGCCAGACAATTTGATGGCACTGGTGCTGTTGTTGTTGATATGCCAAAACCAGCTTCAAATTTGCAAGCAGACTTTGAATTTTACTTACCAAAGAAAGCTTCTCTATTTTTAACCTCTGAAGGAGAGTTTAAACTTATTGAAGGTATATCTGGTGAATTTCCTACAGAACCTAGAGATGTAGATAATTCTATGAAACTTGCATCTATAGATATTCCAGCATTTACTTTTAGTCCTAAAGACGTTAACGTAGATAGAATAAAAACTCAAAGATTTACAATGAAAGATATTGGTAGACTTAAAAATCGTCTTGAAAGAGTAGAGTCACTTACTGCACTTTCTCTCTTAGAACGAGATGCAGAGTCTTTTGAAATTCAAGATGCAAATGGACTTAATCGTTTTAAGTCTGGTTTTGTTGTAGACAACTTTGCTGGACATAGAGTTGGAGATATTGCAAATGCAGATTATGAAATTGCTGTTGATCCACAAGCAAATGAACTAAGACCAAAATGTGTTATGCGATTAACTGACTTGACTGAAACTGTAACTACAGATACAGCAAGAACAGCATCTGGTTATCAAAAAACTGGTGATTTACTTACTTTACCTTACACTCATGCAACAGTAGTTGATCAACCATATGCAACTAGAACTGAAAACGTGCAACCATACGTTGTTTCACAGTGGGTGGGACAAATGACTCTATCTCCAGCAACAGACAACTGGTTTGAAACCGAGATTGCTCCAGATTTAATTATTAATGTGGATAATTATACTTCTGTTGTAGCTGCAAATTCTAACGCACTTGGAACACTATGGAACTCATGGGAAACTCAATGGAGTGGTGTTGCTGAAGTAGTAGGTCGAAGTCGCAGTAGAAGGATTGTTGGAACAGGACGATTTGGAGGCCAAATTATTGAAAGAACTGTTCGTACTGAACGAGGCGAACGAACTAGAACAGGTGTTAGAACTGAAGTAATGGAGAGTGTTACTGAAGAGTCTCAAGGTACTAGAATTATTTCTCAAGTAGCAGTTCCATTTATTCGTCCAAGAACAATTACAATTATTGGTGTAGGATTCTTGCCCAATACAAGAGTATATCCATTTTTTGATGGTGTAGATGTTTCATCATTTGTAACTCCTTCTTCATTAAGCTTTACTACAGATACTTCTCTTATCGCTGGTGGAGTTTTAAAAACAACTGCAGCTGGTAAAATAGAATGTACTTTTGCCATTCCAGATCACAAGTCAGTAGCTGGAGCTCCGAAGTTCCAAACTGGTGAAATTGAATTTAGAATGACTTCAAGTGCAACTGATCAAAGGGCTGGAAGAGCAGGAGAAACTTCAGATCCATCAACTGCTGGTACAGCACAATATACTGCAGCTGGTATTCTTAATACTGAACAAGAAACTATTATTTCAACAAGAGTTGGTACAGTGGTTCAGACAAGTGTATCACAATCAGATGCAGTTAGTCGTGATTCAACTGAATCCGAAGTGGTTGGTACTTTCTGGAATGACCCATTGGCACAAACCTTTGTGTCTGAAGACGCAAACGGTTCTTTCTTAACAAAGGTTGATTTATTCTTTGCAAAGAAAGATAAAAATTTACCAGTATGGGTTGAGATAAGAAATGTTGTAAATGGATATCCAGGCGAAAAGATTCTTCCTTTCGGAGTAAAACTTTTAGAACCTGTTGATATTAATATTAATGACACTACAGGAACAACTGCAACAACATTTAATTTTGACTCACCTATTTTTATCAAACCTTCTACGGAGTATTGTGTTGTAGTGAGAACAAATTCATTAAACTATCTTGTATGGATAGCACAAATGAATGAATTAGATGTTGCTGGAACAAACAGAGTTGTTTCTAAACAACCAACTTTGGGTGTATTGTTTAAATCACAAAACAATAAAACATGGAACGCAATACAGTCTCAAGATTTAAAACTTCATTTGTATAAAGCTAAGTTTTCAACTGCAACTGGTACAGTTCAACTTGATAATAAAGCATCTGGAATGGGATCTTCAAAAACATTTCCAGACGATAGTACTGATGGTTTAGGAACTATCTATGGAGAAAATCTAGCTGCAAATGCTTTAAGACTTACAAACAGCTCTACAACTATGGAAGTAGTTTTACGAGATCATGGAATGTATGACACTTCAAATAATGTTGAAATTAGAGGTGCTTCATCAGGTATAACTACAACTCTAAATGGTGCAATAACTGCTAGTGCAACATCATTGACATTAACTTCTGCAACAAATTTTGCTGCAAGTAGTTTATCATCTAGGTTATATCTAAAAATAGGTAATGAAATTTTATTTGGTACATTGTCTGGTACTGGTGTGTCAAGTCTTACAAGAGGTGACGATAGCACTACTGCTGTAGCTCATGCTGATGGTGCAACAGTAGAGTTTTATCAATTATTTAAAACTCCTCTTACAGAAATAAATAAGGTGCATACTGCAATTGCTAATATTGAAATGGATAAATTTACTGTTTCACTTACAACTGCACCAACAGTTAGTGGTAGTTCAACTGTAGTTTCTGTTGGTGGAAATGATATGTATGCGACAAGAAACTTCAGATATGAAACACTTAAAACAGCTGTTGCAACTTTAGAATTACCAAACACAACAATAGATGCTGCAATTAAAACTGTATCGGGTACAAGTCCAAATGGTTCGGAAACTTCTTTTGTACTAGACACTGCTAAAACTTCCATTCCAATTGGAGAAAACTTTGATTTTGATACAACTAGAATTGTGTGTTCTGAGAAAAATGAAGAAAATGAATTATCTAGTGCAAAATCGTTACAAACATTTTGGACATTAAAAACAACAGATGAAAATGTTTCTCCTGTTATTGATACAGATAGATTATCTATAATAAATATTGCTAACAGATTTAACAATGTTACTTCATCATCAAATGTTTTTCCAACAACAGATTATAATGCGTCAACTGCTCCAGACGGTGATCAAAATACTGCGATTTATATAACTAAAAGAGTTGCTCTTGAAAATCCAGCAACTTCTATTAGAGTTTTCTTTGCTGGACATCGTAGAAATTCTGCATCTATCAAAGTTTTATTTAAAACCTTGAGTAATGAAGATGCTTCTGATTTTGATGATCTTGGCTATACTTTCTTTAACACTACTGGAACTACAGATGTCACAACTCCTGTTTCTTTAGATACTGATGATTTTCGTGAGTATATTTATACGGCTGGTGTGACTGATGATGGTATCGGTGTACCTCTACCAGAATTTAATACCTTTGCAATTAAAATTGTGATGCAAGGAACAAATGCTGCTGAACCTCCTCGTATACGAGATTTACGAATAATAGCGTTGGCGACATAACATGACAGAGTATTTGAAAGTTGAAGGAAAACAAGATTTAGTTAGGGACGTAAATTCTGGTGCAATTATTAATAGAAACCGAAGTGCATTTGAGTTGGCAAAAAAAAGAGCCGCAGAAGCACAAAAACAAAGAGATGAGATTCGTGGAGCTACAAGAGAGATAAATACTCTTAAATGTGAAATGCACGAAATCAAGGATATGTTAAAAACTTTATTGGATAGAAACTAATGGCAATTACAGCAGCAAAAATAGCAACTAACAATACTCTAGAACAATTTAGACAAGAGTTTAACAACCTTCAGACTGATGTTGATGGTCTAGAATCAGGTACACTTACGTTCTCTGCCATTTCTTCTACCACAACAAATTCTACAACTTTAAATGTTTTAGAAGATGGTAGTATTATTTTTGAAGGTGCTACTGATGATGCACATGAAACCACACTTACAGTAACAGACCCAACCGCAGATCGTACTATCACGTTTCC